CCTAGAAGAACCATCTTGTAACTGTCCTCTAGTATCAAAGCAGTAAATCTGTTTTACAGAAGGTAAAGTAATCAGATAAAAAGCGTTTCTCTCAGAGAATACAGATTTAATCTTTGTTAAATCTTCACCGGCAACGATATTCATTAAGTCATTTCGCACATTCTTTGAAAGATCACGGAATGGAAGTGACTTCTCTTGAATAGTTCTAAGTAAAGAACGAATACCAGTGTTTGATAAAAACAACACATCAGTGCCAATAGACTTCACGCTGTCTCTAGCAATACATCCTGTACCAATGATTGCGTCATCAATAACCAAGTCCGCAGGAGTGGTTGCGTTTTTATAAACAAGAATCTGATTCTTGCCAAAGATAAACAAATATCCATTGTGAGAAGCAAGGGCTTGGATTTCATCAACACCTTCACCCCAAACCCTGGATACATCAAGACTTCCCGCGGTTCCGGTATTCCAGATATGTCCGGCAAGAAGATCTGAGAACGAAAGAGTGACTTTATTGGTGGAGGTGTTAGCTACCCATAACCTACCGTAAGCACTTAAAACGATATTTGCACTAGGAACAGTACCAGAGTATCCAGTCTTTTCAGATACCCTGCGATACGTTGTATTACTTACAGCAGGATCGTAAATTAACGGGTCATGTCCAGTCTGAAAGAAGTATGCGATATTGTTTAAGGTCGCAATACTCCAGTTATTTGCAGAGATAGTAGGAGTAGAACCACCGCCACCGTAAGTAAGTTCAACAACAGCATTGCTGGAATTAAGTTTGAATAACTTATTATTGGCAGCAAACAATATAGTTGTAGTTCCATCTGATTCAACAAGTTCATGTAACGCTTGAACTTCGTTAGAACCTAGAGAGCCAGAGCTAGAATTTACCTTTGTATAACCTTTTCGAGATCCAATACGACCATATTGGTCAATAATACAATTCGTCGCATTTAAAGCAAAACCAGCAGCTAAATCTAAAGGAGAATCTTGGGTATTTAATCCAAAAAACCCTGGGGCTGCGATAGCAAATATTTGAAGTTGTTGCGCCATTAGATAGCAATAAACTCTTGAGATTCAGGATAGCGAGTAGCTTCTAAAGCAATGTAATCAGAAAGCATTTGACGATAAAGTTGATAGGCTTCAGAACTGTTAAGACCGCCATCTTCACCGCGTTCGACTAAAGCCCTAGCGTAGGCGTTTTGAATTACAAGATCCTCTGATACTTTAATAACAGTAGAATCTGAAGACAATTCTGCTTGAGGAATAATCAGCGAGAATTTAAGAGAGTAAGCAGTATCAGGAACTGGAAATACGTTTACTTTCGTATCGTAACTTCCGTCCACTCCGTTAAAGGCAAAATAAGTAGGAATATTCTGAGCAGGAGTTCCAAAGCTCAAATACCTGTTCATCTCAGCAAATGAAATGTTTTGCATAGGTATTTCAGATGTAACATTCAATACATCAGAAACGCGGAATTTAGATCCGCTACCAGTAACAGAATATGAACTAACTCCAGCAGAGGTAGTTACTGTTACGTTAGTGAATAATGCGTTCCAGTTAAACGCATCCTCTACTTGTCGTTTTGCATCGTTTACAAATCGACCAATAAGAGTAGAGTAAGATGTTTGCGTAACGGTAGATACCTGGACTTCACGGAGCCTGACCAGAACATCATTAACCGCTTGTAAGTATGTTTTGCTCATTCTCTTTGATTGCCTTTAATAACAAATGTCATTACAACAGCGAAAGCACTACCTGTTTCTGGAGTTACCCTAACTTGATCGCCTTCCTCCAAAACAAGATAATCTCCATTGCCAAATTTAAGATAGTCTTTAGAGCTAAAACTGTATTGACTTAAAATATCGTAAGCAACAGCGGCGCTAGAGTCATACCAACTTAAGGTTATATGCTTTGTAGATCCACCTGTGTTGTGGATATAAGTGAGGTTCCATAGCGCACGATAACCTGTCGGCACTGTATAAAGTGTCGAGGTTGAGCCAGCAGTCGGGGTTGCGCCTACAGAAAGTTCCCGCATCAGAATCCCTTAAATATCAGTAAGGAGGCCCGACGCGGGTTGTCACCTAGAGGTTTTGCAGAGAATACCATAAATCAAAAGCAAATCACCACTTAACCTTATCCGCCCAAAAAGCTGCTGATAATTTACCTTTTGCGATGTTTTGTGCGTGTCGTGCTTTGAATGATTTACGTCTAGCTTTATCTGCTTCCGATTCTCCAGGTTTAGCAGGAGAGCCAGATACACCTTGTTGACCAAAACGAATCAATTTAACAGTATCACCAGACTTTGCTAAAACAGCATGGCTTTTAGTCGGATGTCCTGGGGTTTTTTTAGGTTTGTTAAATCCAGAAAACTGTTCTTTTCCACGCTTAATCACTTCTTCTTTTTCCTTGCCATTCCAGCCTCAGAAAGAGCAATAGCCACGGCTTGTTTCTGAGATTTAACAATCGGGCCTTTCTTTCCAGAATGTAGACTGCCAGCCTTATACTCTCGCATGACTTTAGCTACTTTCTTCTGACCTTTCGTTGCTTTCATATTTGCCTTTCGTGATAGGGCCACCGACTAACCAGGCATTGCAAGTGCGGTCGGCAGCACACTTGAAATGGAACAGTTCACAGTAACCTAATTTGGCGGTTTCAATGACCTGTTCTTCGTATTCCATAGGGCTTTTTTCTTCGCCTTCCATGCCATTTTTAATACATTCCAGCATTTCAGGAGTTTGAATAAAAGCAGCGCAGTTCCCACATCGCATAGTCTTAACTTGATCCGTGGGAGTGTTATACATCTTGGCTTTCTTTAACCAAAACGCATCGTTAGGTTCATTAGGATTGGCGGGGCCGTAACCATACTCTTTAAAAGCATGATTCCTGTTTTTAAGGTTAATTCCTACGTCCTGAGTCGCAATAGGACACTTAGCGCCAAACAATCCATTTTCCATAATTAACCTATTTTTCTCGGTCGGCCAACTTTAACTTTAGGAGCTAAAAAAGGGATATTTACCCTTTCTTGCGGATCTTGTTGTTCTTGATCAATACGGACATAACCAGCGTGTCCTTTCATTGATTCAATATCATGAGGTAAAACAAACTCTACAGTATTGCCACTTTGCAAACACTTAAATACAGCCATAATTTCCTCTCAAAAAAACAGGGGCCGAAGCCCCCGTCTTTAATCAACCATCCTGCCTACAATAACGCGGATGGTAGCGGAAGCTAAGTCTACAGCACCGCCAGATTCATTCTGATACCGTAAAGAAACAACACCGGTAGCACTGACATAAGGCGTAACCGTAATACCAGCCAGATCAACAGATGACGAAAAGCCAATAACCATATCGCCAAGACGAACGCCTGGAACAGCAATGGTATTGGTTTCGCCAGCACCATCAGCAAGGTTACTTGCATCTAAAACGCAGGAAACCTCCCAAGTATCACTATAAATACCACGGAACTGATCATTACCTTGACGAGCAACAACAGAGGTAGCAGCGGCCATTTTATTCTCCTAAAACAATTAAGAAATCCCCCCCCATTTCTGAGGGGGGAATGTATTAGGCCGGAACAGCCAGGGCAACAGCGGAGCTAGAAGTAGCAGCACCAACGGTCGCAGCCGTACGCATCGCCTTAACACCGTACAGGGTATCGGCGGTGTACAGCGTAGCCAGATATTCCTGCTTGTATTGGGTTTGCGAACGGATACCGACTTGCTCAACCAGAACCATCGAGTCACGATGACCCATCAGGCAGATACGATCCGCACCGCTGTTACCCGCGCCAGTGTCGGCGTTGGAGGTAACGAATACGGGCATACCGTACAGGTTGCCAATTTCACCATTACGGATGGTGTTGTTGGAACCAGCCTCACCAACGAACGCTTGCTCAGTGTAACGAGCCAGGCCCATCAGCGTGTTGCGGCTCGACGGCGGGATGATGAAGAAACGACCGTCCATCGGGGTGTCGTTATCATCCAGGCGCTGGATCGTGCGACGAATCGCAGCATCCGTCAGAGCAGCAGCGTTCGAGCTCGTGCTGTTGTACGCGGTCGTGCCATCCGAACCGATGTACGCTTTGGTCGAGGTGTTCGACGTAGCGTAGTCGTTCGTGCCAATGGTAGCGCCGTTGAAAGCGCGACCCAGGCGGATCAGGTCGGTATCAACTTGACGAGCCAGAGCGTAGCCAGCGTCTTCCGTGTAGAACGAACGCAGCGAGGACAGGGCTTGGACTTCAACGATGTCTTCGATCAGGCGGCTGTATTCGTAGTGCTTGTCGATCAGGACTTGCACTTCCGATTCCGTCGCGGCAATCAGGGTAACAGCGGTCGAAGCAGCTTTGGCCGAGGCCGAACCACGGGTGGGCGAAGGAACGTGAACGGTGTCACCTTTCTTGCCTTTGTAGTTCATGCGCTTGACCAGGTTGGCAGCAACGAGGTTTTTCTTGTATGCGGCCACAATCTCATCACTCCAAATTTCCGGAATGAAAGTTGCTGCGGTGGTAATGGTTACGGCAGGGGTAGGAAACGGCATGGTTAATTCTCCTTAAATTATTTAACTCTGCCCTCTTGATATGCTTTCATGATCTCATCGCTGAGAGCTTCATATCGTTGAGGGTCAGTCATTTTTAAACGGATCAGGTCAGCCCTACGGTAGACCCTACGCGAAGATTCTCCAGATCCACCAGTATCGACGGATGCGGCTTTAAGACTTTGCTTACGGACTTCTTTACCTTCATTCTCCGTTTGCTTTGACTTAATTGACCGCAATGCTTTATAGGTGGAAAGCAACTCATTAGCACTGTCGTAATCAAACTCACCGTCTGCTTTAGCATAAAGTCCAAGCCTTACAGGACTTTCTTTAACCCAATTAGCAAAGTCACTGTTATTAACAATGTCAACGTAATCAGGATGGTCTTTGCTGAGTTTTTGTTGGATCTGCATCTTTTTAAACTCTTGCGTGGCTTGTTTTGCAGCTAAAACATCAGGGTGTCGATCAACAGTATTCTGAATCGCTCTTTTCGGATCTTCAAAAAAATCTACTTCAGGCTCTTGCTTCTGGATGTTTTCTTGATTCTTATTGATATTTTGTTTAATGAGTTCATCAGCAAGTTTGCGGACTTCACCGACTTCTTGAGCTTGTTTTCCAATGAGCTTTTCAGCTTCCTGGTGCATTTTAATAATGTCATCCAAAGACTTACCCTGATACTTCTCAGGGATTTCATTAGAACTTTGCTCTACGGTTTCTTCCAACTTTACTGGTTCTTTTTCATTAAACGTATCAATTTCAGTATCAACTAACATTTTTTATACCTTTCCTGCCGCTATGGGTTGTAGGAGATTAACTCGCCAAAATTGGTTAAGAGTTAGCTTTCTGTTCCGACTTTAACTTTTCACGATGAATCCGATCAAATCTGCCATGAGCAGAGGGAAAATGACCAGACCATCCTTCCAACTTAAAGGACGGAGCAGAGATTAGGCGCGAAGCTGTCGCACCACAGTCACACAGAACGCTATTCTGTTGATATTCAACGTAGCGATCTAATTTATGCCCGTTTTCACAGGCGAATTCATAAATACGTTTCATTTTTCGTTAAGTTCTTCGTAAGCTCTTTCACTTATTTGTTTAAGATTCTTTAACCAAGTAAGTATTGAAAGCTCACCTTTTTTAAACTGCAACTGAGCATCATTCTCAATAACAGATATATTGTTCAAAGCATATACCATATTGTCAATATCTTCAACAAGGTCTTTCCATCCTTCAGTTGCCATCATGGAAAACCTATCTTCGTAGTACTTTTGTAATTCAGGTGTCATTGTTTAGTTTTTTAATATTCAATTATTTGTATATTTCAGGAAGTATTATTGTGCATGTTTTTCCGTTACTTATGGTACATCCTTCCGCTAAACCACCAACTTCTTTAGT